TAATCCAGAAATTGTCCGCACTGCCGTGATTCGCCAGGGATATACCGTTGACGGCGTCACAGATCTTCCTACACGCTATTCGCTAATTAATGTCGATGAGCGGATAGATTCTCCAGCTTATGGAAAACTCAATTATTATCCAGAGCCATATGGGGCCTTCTACTTCGCAATCAACAAGCCCCCCAACGCTACACGAGGACGCAGTGATCTGATTACGATCTTCGACTGGTTGGATATGTATGATCAATTGCTGTTTGGATCAAGTGAGCGAGCATCATATCTCACTGATTTTGTGTGGGATGTAACAATGAAAGGGGCTGACGAAGATACCTTACGGAAATGGTTCCGAGAGAATTCCATCCCCCGCGGCGCAGCGATGCGCGTGCACAATGAGAATGTTACGTGGCAGGCTATTTCCCCGAATTTGAATACCTTCGATATCGACATGATGGCTCGCCTGATCAAGCAGCATATTCTGACAGCGCTGGGCATCCCTCCGTCATGGGTTTCTGACCCAGGCGACTCGAACCGCTGTTTTTGTCAAGAAACTCAATACCTTACGAGAAATGGATGGAAGAAATATGAAGAGATTTTAGATGGGGAAGAAATTGGCACCTATAATCGGCAGACAAAAACCCTAGAATTTCAAGTTCCGATTGCCCGCTACCAAAACTATTACGAAGGCAAGATGGTTCGCATTCAGCGGTCTCATGTCGATTTCCTTGTGACGCCAAATCACCGAATGCTGCTAAGCAAGAAAGGGCATTCCAATTCATTTCATGATGAGGAGGTCTTTGAGGCAAAAGACCTCTTAGGAAAAGGGATCTATAAGATACCAACCAAGGTCAACTGGCATGGTGTGAGGCAAGAATATTTCACCCTTCCGGGATGCAACAAAGTAAAAGGTGATTCCCATTCAAAGGCTGATAGGCAGCTCCCCATTGATCCATGGCTGAGATTCCTTGGATACTGGATTAGTGAGGGAAGTATTTATCGTGGGGAGGGCGGCCATTTCAGAATTGATCTTTGTCAGAAGAAACCAGATAAAGTCAATAAGATACGAGATACACTTCGCTTGCTTCCTTTTCATATTTTCGAATATCAGTCCAATGGAGTAGTTAAGTGGATCATTTATGACAAATCATTGTTCCTTTGGCTAGAACAACATGCTGGCAAAGGTGCACAGAACAAAAAAGTTCCACAGTTTATCTTTGACTTACCTCCTGATCAAATTATGGTCTTCCTTGAAGCGCTAATGCTAGGAGATGGATCATGGGAACGAGATAGGTCAAGGTATAGTGGTCAAGGACCAAGAGGTGGTTATTATTTTTCCACCAGCCGACAGCTTATCGAGGATCTACAGTTGTTATTCTGGCAGTGTGGATATCATCCTGTCATTACGACGCGGGAAAGAAATCTCCAGCGGTGGAATGCCTGCTACACCCTAAACATTACTCCGGCTCGTGATCGTCGTCTATCAACTCAACGTACATCGATCTGTCAGAAAGAGTTAGTAGATTATAAAGGCATGGTCTCCTGCTTCGAGGTTCCAAATGGATTTTTGGTCACGAGGAGATCTGGAGTCATTGGGATATCTGGCAATTCCGTCGGTGTGACTATGGCTGGACCAGTCTTGAAATCGCTGTCGCATCGACAACGTATTGCAAAGGCTATGCTGACGAAGATTTTGCAGTTTGTCATTGATCAAGCTGTGCTTGCCGGAACATTGCAGCTTCCCCCAGAAGATCGACGTTTTGAAGTCTTAGCACCGTCCTTGACACCGTCTGACATGAGTGCCTTGACGAACACTATGCTTCGTCTTGTGCAGTCGGTGAAATTGGCTGAGGATCAGCGCTGGATCTCACACGAGACGGCAGCTAAGGTCTTCCTCAAGACTCTTTCCGAGCTTGGCATTCAGATTGCTGTGGAAGACGAGCTGACGAAAATCATGGATTTGATACGCCAGCGACTCCAGCAGGAAGCAGCCTTGCAAGTTGAGCTACAGCAACAACAAGGTGGTAATCAGCAAATGCCTGAGACAGAGACTTCCACAAGCATTCAGCCTCCACGTGTTGAAGTGCCGAGAGCCCCCAAAATGACTGGACCTCGTCTGCCGAGATCAGCCACGGGGAGCGAGCTTCAGTCTCCCGAAGAGCAACAAGCTAATCAGTTAGCTAGTCAAGCCGTTACAGGTGAAATGACAACAAGGAAGGGCAATCCGGCAGGTTAACATGAATTTTCGAGAACATAATCCTGGTAATCAATCTCATCCGCAATATCATCACCATTTGCGTTATGGCAAGAAACGCTCGCCACACACAGCTGCTGGTCGTGCAAGAGCTATGGCTATTGTGACCCATGACACGATTAAAGATTATGGTGAGTACATCACCGTAACCACACCCAGAAACGAAACGAAAACGTTTACGAACTGGGATGATGTGGAGGATTTCGTGAGGGATCGGCTCTATCGAAAGCAATATGCCGGAGCTGTTGACATTAAACAGAATATTACCGGCAAGGCTGCGGATAGCCCTGATGGGCTTGAAGTGAAGCCTATGCAGAAGCAAGAAGATTATGATTATGAGGAGGATTATTATAATCGAGAGGAGCCGCCAGAAGAGGCTCCGCCGCCTCCAGCTGATAAAGAAAATGATTGGTGGACTCCTGATTTGGATGAACCCCCTCCCGGTGTAGGATCAGCTCCGCCTGGGCCAACTCCTGCGGCGCTCACGCCAACATACATACCGCCCTCGCCGACGCCACCTCCACCAGCTCCACCACCTCAACAAAAACCGCCTTCGCCTCCGCCTCCGTCTCAACCATCTCAACCGCCACCGCAGCCAAGGCCGCCAGAGAGGAAGGAATCAAAAACCTATTCCTCTTCACGCGGGCCAAGAAAAGCGAAACTCAATATTGATCAGCGACGGGCTTTGGCGCAAAAGATAGAGTCTGAGTCGCAAAAATCGGCTGAGGCTATGGCAAAAAGTATTGGTCTAAGGGTCGGACGGAAGGGAACTCAGTTTACACTAGAGGGACCCAGATTCGCTCGGATGAAATTCAATTCCATGAAAGAGATGGAGGCCTTCCTGGTTGAACGGCTAAATCGCAAGCCCTTGCCGGGCTATCAAGAGCGCCAATCCACAAACCCGTGGACTGAGGCTGTTCAGCTACCTGATGCTATTAAGCGGGCTTGGACACCGGCTGAGATTCAGCCGCCCATGATTCCGCCTGAAGATCCGGAGTATTCGAAAGCAGAATCCGAGGCTCGGGGTATTGTTGAAGCGCTGGTTGATAAATTTGGCGGCACGATTTCCAGCAATGGTGAAGAGTTTACATTGCGCTTCCCCGAGGACTTTATCATTTCGGAATCTCCACCATTTATTAGCTGGCAGCAGGCTCTTGAATGGATTGGCTTTGATGTCGGACTTCTCAGGGAGGTCCCCGAAATCTCACAGGTTGGGCAAGAGCAAAAATCTATGCAAGAATCGTTGACCTATGAACAGTTCAGGCATCTGCGTGAGGGAGGCGAAGGATCGGGGTACTTCGACCACCCTGGGAGGCCGGGCGAGATCGGCGGTAGTCTTCCCCGGCGTTCCGCCAAGACACCGCAAAAGCCAAAGGAAGAGAAGCCGAAAGATTGGGCTGATTACTTGCCAAAATGGTATGGAGGAATCTATCATAATCTCCTCCATCAATATATCATTGATCGTCAGAAAAAGCCGCCAGAATATCCGGCTTTTACTGATCTCTCGGATAAACAGATGGAGGAACTCCAGAGACTGATTGATAATAATGACATGATACTTTATGGTGGCGCAGAGGCAACGAGAATCTTACCGGATGCTGTTGTAGATAAAGTATTGAGACCAGCTGCGAGAAAAGTTGCTGATGCTATCGATTTTGTCGCATACGATAAACGCGGGCAACGCATTCAAGACTATGCCAATTTTGCAGCATATCTCTTGGGTATTTCGGCGAGAAGCAAATATAAGCAACAGAAAGCCGCCCAGATAGCCGAGGAAAATAATGCAATTCGCCAGATGAATCATGAGATTGCTAGACAGAATGCTGAACCGCGATGGGTCAATACGAAAACTGGAGAGATTCGTGGCAATCCCCCTCGAATTGGGACTAGTGACTGGAAAATAATGCGTAGTGAAAAAGTACCAATGCCAACAAAAGAAATGCCTCGTTGGCTAAATCCACAATCAGAAGCCGGTAAGGTCATCTCCTATGTCGCCAATCCCTGGAGCCTCGGATTTAACATAGCTACAACATTATTCATGTCGTATGCATTGCCGAGATTTGGGCGTGAATTGAGGAAATATGCAGATGGTGACCCTCGGGCATTCAATCCTTGGCTTAGAAGCTATTTAGAACAATATTAGGAAATCCCAATTATGGAAACTAATCGTCTTATTGAGGGCGGTGAGGGGTCTGGTTACTGGGGACACCCAGGTCGTCCTGGGGAAGTTGGTGGTAGTACTTCCAAGGAAGAATATCAGGGCATTCTTGATGATGCTGTGGATGGTATGAGATCAGTAGGTGGAGCGCTTGCACGCATTGGGGGTTATGTGGGGGGTACGGAAGCTGGATGGATTGCAGGGAAAGCCATTGGACCGAGAATGATTGAGATGGTTTCCAAGAGATTGCGTGTTTCTAATGACGTGCTCCTAAAATTATTGGGATATGCCACAAGGTCACCAATTATTCGCGATGTTCTTGCCTATTCTATTGCAACAGCAGGTTCTACGGCCGGTTCATTGGTCGGTGGACAGCTTGCATACGATCTATTTAACTTTCTTACGAGGAAAGAAAAACGCCAGACTGAATCTGTAGAAAAGCTCGATCTCAGTGATTTTCCATCCGAATGGATCAATCTTCTTGAAGGAGGTCCTGGATCTGGATTTTATGGCCATCATGGCCGGCCTGGAGAGCGTGGTGGAAGTTTGGCGAGCGGAGAAGAGTGGGCTGCAAGGAGACCGGTTGGTGGGCATGATAATCTGAATATGAGCCCCCAACAACTTTATCGGAGTGCGATTCAAGATCTTGGTGGATTAGTTGGAGGATCGGTCGGCTGGGAGGTAGGGACAAAATTATCACCTAAGACTGTATCATTTCTGACAAGACTAGCTCCTAAAATTCCATTAGCTGGGACTATATTAAGTTTTGTCAATCCCTATGGAATGATATTCAATCTTGTAGGATCTATCGTTGTACCTTATGCGATTGCAATGCTCTTTGACTATCTTCAGAAAGAGGATGAGATAAAAGAATCATTCAACCTAAATAATGCCAAGAAAGCACTTGAAAGCAATGCTGAGATCCTGAAAGAAGAAGATAATCCAATCTTCCAAGTTATTGGGCCAATGATTGCTGAGAAAGCACTTCGTGAATTAGACCGATTATCACAAGAAGAACGAGATATGGTGATTCCACTTTTTGCTTTCCTGGGTGAGGCAAATATTCGGTCAATTGCTGAATCCGGCAAACCATTGCCCGTTGATAATAAAGGTTATCCCATTTTGCCGCTGAAAGATCAAAAGCAGCTAGGAATCAGCGATGCTCAGCTAGAGAAGCTCACACCGATTGTCATGCTTATTGCAACGTTAGGCGGATTATATGCAGGTTGGCCAATCTTGGCCGACAATCTATAAGGTTTAAGTCATGGATAGATTGACTTATCAAGAATATCGTCGAATTCGTAAGGACAGTGGATTCGAGGAGCATGCAGGGCGACCTGGAAAAGAGGGCGGGTCTGCGCATAATCCACCGCCTCCTGGCGTTAAACCACCCGCAGATATTGTTATTGTCAAACCACAGACAGAAACCGAATTACCACCGGTCAAGAAAAGAATTCAGAAGCAACTGAATGATACTGATATCGAGTATTTTGATTACTTTACGCCAGAAGAGCAAGATTATTATTATGGCGTAGAGTATCCGCCCTATGAATTTCCCACGGAAGAGCAGCCAACAGAAGAGCAACCAGCAGAAGAGTATCAGCCTGAATACTATCAGCCAGAATATTATCAGCCTCCCGAGGAAGAGCAAGCTCCGGCTACTAAGCCACCCAAAACACAGGCAGCGCCTCCAAAAGCAGAGGAGGCTCCCGAGGAAGAAGAGCAAGCTCCAGCTGCTAAACCACCTAAAACACGGGTAACGCCTCCAGAAGCAGAAGAAATTCCCGAGGAAGAAGAAACACCGGCGCCACCACCAAAGAAAAAATATACTCCTAAGTATGAAGAAGAAGCCCCAGAAGAGCCAAAAACCATCAAAGTTAGTGAAATGCCTGAAGAAGAAGTGTATGCGGAGCGACCAACAGCGACTGATGTCCAACAAAGAAGGCAGCGTGAGAGAGGCCCGTATACAAAGACAGAGTTTGAAGAGCAAGAACCATTCGAATTTGAGAAATATTCTGCAAAGCCATTGCGTTGGCCACCTCCACAAGATAATATTCGCTTTCCTGCACAAGGTGGCGTAGAGATTAAATTTGAGAATGAATGGATACCGTTTGCCACGGAGGCGCAAGCGCAGAACTACGTAAAAGCTTATAATGAGCAGCAGTACCAAACAGCAAGGGAGCTTGCGCGTCCTAGTTTCATGCAGCGTCTCGTTGTCAGTCCTTTTGAGACTTTAGGTGAGCAAGCCACAAAATTTATTCAGACTGTTTCGGGATTTTTGACAGGGGATACGGGGGGACCGCCTGGTCGTCAAATCACTCAGAAAGAGTTTGAGGCCATGGAGGTCCCCGAGAACATGCCGCCGCATGTGATTAGGTCGAATCAATCTGTGGTGGTAGCCAATCCAGATGGAACAGTAAGTTATTTCCGCGATATTCCGAGCGCATATCACTACTACTCTGGTGAGGTACAGCCTGGAGACTATCCACCGGTTGTTACAAGGCCACCCGCGGCGAAACAGCCACAGATCAAAGAGCCAGGCTATGTTTATACGCCTCCACCACCAGCTGCTCCGAATCTTGAGCGATTAGAGGGCATGCCACAGTATCGCATTGAACCCACTGGTGGAGTCACGGTTTTTGAGACACCCAACAAGACACGACGTTTTGCAAACACACAAGATGCCTATGACTATTATTCAAAGCTTCTCCCCCAGCTTCCCAAAGCTGAAGAAACCCCATTTACGAGAGGCGGCCTGAGTTTGACTCAACAATTACCTCTCTTAACACCTGGAGAGACTTCTTATGGCGGTAGCTTAGGAGCGGCTAGACGAGGCCGTTTGGAGATGTCCCCAGAGCTTGAAGAGGTCCCGGGACGGAACTATGGGGAGCGTCTGGCAGCAGAAGAACGGCAAGAAGCTATGAGACGGCAAAATGCTGAGCGATATATACAAGCACAAGAAGAAGCTCGTCAAGCAAGACTGCAAGAGCTTCGCCAGGAGGCTGATGAAGTCCGACAGCAAGCCTTAGAGCGAGGTTTAACGCCAAAAGAAGCCAATGAATATGCCAGAAATTATTATCGGCGTCGCGTAGCTATTGATTATATACAAGGAAGGATTCCTTTACCGAAAACGCGGGTGTATATGCGGTAAGTGCGAGGGAATCATGAAACGTTTACTGGAATTTTTCTCTGAAGACAATGGTAATTTATCGGCTCAGCGTCTTGTCTTTGTAATAGCTAACCTCTGTATTTGGAGTGTTTGGACATTCTCTAGCATGAAGAGCGGCCAATTGCAGCCCATTAGCCCAGAGCTGCTTGTTGGTCTGGGCATTGCGCAGGTTGGCAAAGTTGCCCAAAAGTTTGGAGAGAAGCAATGAATTTAAGCTATGAAGAGTATCGTCGCTTGCGCAAAGATGATGGTGATGGTGAGGGTGATGCAGGCGATTCAGGAGATGAAGGCGATACGGGCGATGAGGGAGATACGGGTGATGAGGGCGATGAAGGCGACGAGGGCGAAGAGGGAGACGAGGGCGACGAGGGTGACGGGGGTGATGAGGGAGATGAAGGCGACGAGGGCGATGAAGGTGATGAAGGTGATGAAGGCGATGAAGGAGATGAGGGTGATGAAGGTGATGAAGGTAATGGAGGTGATGAGGGCGGTGGCGTTTTCGATGAGTATCCGCCGCAAGAAGAGATACCTCCACCTGGCAATCAAACGCCGCCAGCACCACCGCCTGGACCACAGCCAGGACCGACTCCGGGACCGGCTCCAGGACCAGCTCCAGGCCCGTCTCCAGGTCGGATGCCAGAACCGATTCTAGAACCAATTCCAGAACCAACTCCAGCACCGACTCCTGAACCAACTCCAGCACCGCCAGCACCAGAACAACCTTACTTGGGGGAACCGAGAAAGAATCAGCCCCAAGTTATTACAATTTATGAGGCCCAAGGCTATATGAAACACGAGCCGCGAATGACTTACACAGAATACAGGCGGATGAAAGAAGCAAGACTAGAGCTTGGACCACCACCAGCGGTGCATAGGATCGTATTTGCAAAATTTCCAGACCAGGTCAGGGTAACCAAAGCCGAAGATGATGAATATGGCGAGTATGGGTTTGAGACAGATTACAGCGTTCCAGAAGAGTATGTGGAAACAGGATATAGTCAAGAAGAAGCTTATCCTGAGCCTGAAACTATAAATATTAATGAAATGCCAGAAAAGCCAATGTATGCCGGCAGGCGTGATATTCTGGCTGATATTGAACCTTCGGAAAGGCAGGAACAAGAAGGGCCCGGGCCAGATGAAGATCCAGAAGATTGGCAGGCCAAGAAAGATTTAGAGGAAGTGGCTGGCATTTACGGTCTTAAGCTTGGTGGCGTGAGAGACAAGAAGACTGGAGAGACAAGAATAGCTGTTGCTAAGAAAGGATTCTTTGGGAGCTGGCAAGAGGAGTTTCCTGATTATATTTCGGCTATGGACTGGATTAAGAGAAACATGCATAAAGTGAGCCGCCGGTGAATCTAGACGAAATTACCAAGGAAAAGCTAGAAAAAGCCCCAAAGTCTGAGTTGCTTGATGTGCATTGGCGTTTACACCAGTGGTATGCCAATGCAAATCAGGCCAGAAAATCACAACTAGAAGAGCTGCATTCCCTGATTGTTCCTATCATGATGCAGAAAGGCTTGCATCACCGCCCTCATGACAAGCTTGATGAGGCTATCAAAGAAAGCGACGATGAACTTGGCGCCCCCTTGAGTCTTATGGGCTCCAAGCTGACGGGGATTTCTGCGGCGCATCTGGCCCGCGTTGCCGATGAACGTCTCTGCGAACTCCATGATCGACTTCATGAGCTCTTTGCCTTGGCTATAGAGCTTGGTGATGAAGAGCTCATGCAACGCACTCGAAGCGCGCATCAACGACATCGATATGAGATGTTGCAACGCGGAATTGATCATCCGGAGGTCGATGAGCTTGATGAGATCATGATCGATGAGCCAGAGCATCATAATCATGTCATGGTCGCTTTCGAAATCCCTCCAGATATCGGCCAGCAGATCTCCGAACCAAACGGCGTTCCAGTTGATGAACTGCATCTAACTCTTGCCGATTTGGGGGACATCTCAGATTGGACTGACGAAGAGCTTGATTTTCTCAGGCAGATTGTTGAAGACTATGCCTCGCGATCCGGACCGCTAAGTGGCAGTATTGGAGGCATAGGACGATTTCCATCAACTCCATCCAGCAATGGCAAGGATGTGCTCTATTGCGGAGCCGATATTCCCTCACTGCCTTCATGGCGAGAAGGCTTAATACGGGCGCTCGAATACTTTGGACTGCTCGCAAAGACTCAACATGGCTACACACCTCACGTGACCATTCGCTATCTTGATCCTCAAGAGCGTATTGAGTTTGGCCCGCAGCAATCATTTCCTGTGACTTTTCAAGAAGTGATATGCAAGATCGGTCTAACCATTTATCGCTATAAGCTTCAAGGCACTCTTAATATAGAAGCGACTCCTGGTATCGGTGAAGCCTATTTATTAGCTGAGTCCGAGCATCAATCTGAGATGCATGACAATATCCCTGGTTTAGATCGCGTGCCCGAAGAACGCCGTAAGAAAGTTGTTGAGTTGTACAACAATTTGCCAGAAGAAGTGATGCTTCAGCCAGAGTGGCTTCACATTACCGGCTCGTTCATTTATGCAAAGAAGGGTCGCGAGCCTAATGATATCGACGTTGTCTTGCGCTATGATGGTGAGAATCTTATCAATCGTGGAGCTACCCTTAAGCTCAAGCGTTTATTCGAGAAGTTGTCTGGAAAGCCGGCTCAAGTCCTCTATGATGCTTCGGGGCCAACTTGGTCCTCATTGCCTGTGTATGATCTTATCTTAAGAAGAAGAGAACCGAGAATAGATCATCATGACTCCGAAGAATTTATGGATCGCTTTTATGAGACATATCAGATATCATCTGCTTCAGGAGAAACCTCAGACCAAGCTGACGCTCAAGAAAGCATGGCGCATCTTTATGAAGCACGTAAATTACGTTCTGCCACGGAAGAAATTGTCCAGGAAGCTAATGAGAGTGAACGCGAAGATGCGGTAAAGCCGGATCGCTTCTTCTATCCCATGAAGCCTAAACGTCTTCCGGCTAATGAACCCCAAACATTGGAGAACTTCTATGCGGTCTTTACTGAGAAAGATTTTCCGCTTTACGTCTCGAAAAAATTCGACGGCAACCGGATGGTATTCTTTAAAAGAGCAGGCCGAGTTCGAGCGTTCTCGGATGATGGCTCAGATGTTACTAGCCACATACCTCGGCTGATCAGTGCCTTTGATCAACTATCTGAACATGATTTTGTGCTCGATGCAGAAGTAGAGCTCTGGAAAAATGGTCAGCATTATCCTCGTGAAGCCGCCCGATCAGCTATTGCCAAAAAACAAGACGAAGGACTGGTTGCCAATGTCTTCGATAAGCTGTATTGGGAGGGCGAACCAGGCGGCCCAGATTTGCATAAGTGGCCAAGTCAGAAACGATTTGAATTGCTGGCCAGGCTGACCAATCGTTCCGGTGTGCAAAGCACCGATGACAAACCCGATCCGAACAAGCCCATCAATATCGTGCCTCAGCACTTGGCAAAAGATTTAGCAGAGCTCAAGCGCCTTACTAATGAGCTTATTCAAAAGCCTGGTGCTGAAGGTGTCGTGACGACCAAAGCCGATATGGGTTATCCGCTCGATGGTGGATCAGCTGTAGGCAGCAATCCTCGTTGGAAAATGCATAAGACAGCTGAGATCAATGCTATCGTGCTTGAGAAACGTGACACTAAAGGTCCAGGAAAGGTGTATGTGTATGGTCTGAAGATCGATCCTGGGCTCACAGTTGCCGAGTCTAGACAGAAAAATGGCTACTTGGTCGTTGGCAAGACCTTTGCGACATCGCATAAGGCCGATGTTGGGGATTTCATCAATGTTGAAGTTGAAACATTGAATCTTGTTGCAAGGCCAGGCTCCATTGAAGCTCAAGGTTACTTACCCATTGTCCTTGGCGGTGCCAATCAGGCCGATTCGCTGAAGAGCGCTGTTGAAAAAGCCAAGGCTGTTGGCATGCTTCAAGTGAAGATCGAGAAGGATGGTGAAGTCCAAATCTTCCCCAATAGCCAAGGTGATAAAGAAGCTTATGAGCTAGCATCGGCCAAGCACTTCCAGGAGAGCACTGATCCATTCCTGAGCTATCCCGATAAGCCAAATGAGCCACGGCCCTACATGGTGCATGCCCACTGGCGAGGCCGCAGTGTCCATGCTGATCTGCGCATTCTCTTGCATGAGGACACCGGCATCGGCTGGACGATCAATGCACAATTACCGAATGCAGCCGATAAGCCAGTCATGGACTATGAGACAGCTAAGCGTCTCTCTGAGCAGGACATCTGGAAAATTAATTGGCATACGGGGCTTTTCAAAGAGCGGCGTAATGAAGCTGGCAATATCATTCGGGCTAGCCTTCGCGTCGAGGCGAAAGCTCCGGAGATTCCCAAAGACTGGTTTCATCTTGAGGGCGCCACGGAAAAACCTTCACCAGGTGAAGCTATCCCAACTGGCGCTACCCGAAACTTTCCTGGAGTATTTTATATCATCGACCGTGGTGAATGTACATTTGGTGCTCAGCAACCAGATGCCCATGAATATTTTATGCGCAAAGGTCGATTGAAGGGCCGACTTCTGATCAGATTGCTCACAGCTGGCGGCATTCAAGAAGCCATTCGTAGTGGCGATAATATAATTGATATTCAAGAAGCCGATATTCTTGGGCCAGGTGTGAAAGATGAAGATCAGCGCCAAGCTGTCTTCTGGGTAGCTATTCAGCCCAAGGACCAGATGCCCTATGTGCTCTCACCTAAAGCCATAAAAGATGAGTGGCTGCCGCCAAAAGGTGCTGCAGCCCTGCCTCCAGAGATTCTCAAGAAAGTCCCTGAGCGGCTCCGTTACTGGGAAATGAACCGAGAACAGGCCCTAGAAGCACGCAAGCAGCTTTCAGAATACGAAGAGTTATTTGCCGAGCCAGAAAAAGTCAAGAAATCGGCTGAGGAAGAGTCAGCGCCTTTCGCATTACTGCGTCATTGGTACAGAGGGCCGATTATCATTCGTTTTGGACCCAGCTCAATCCATTATGATTTATTAATCAAGCATAATGGAAAGCTCTATACCTTTGAGCTAGAGAGAGATCCGCGGGACAACAAAGAAATTGCCGCCTATCTTTATATGGATCATGGCTTGACAGAAGAAGATTTGACAAATACTAAAGAGAAACAACTTCAGCCTGGAACAAAACTCAATCCCACGAAAAATACCCCAGGATGGTTGACTCCTGAAGAACACGGTCAAGTTGAAATTTTAGAAGCAAGTGATTTGCGCTGGCGGCTTCACTTCAATAAAGGCGATCTCAAAGGTACATGGTCAATAATACGCGATGAAGGGCAACCAATTTGGACGATGCAACGAGAAAACATCCGTGAATCTGGAGCAGTCATTTATGGCATTGCCTTAGTGCCAGATGAGCCAGATCTAGATGGAGATGTATTTCCTGCCGAAGTCATTGCTGATGCTTGCCGGGAATTTAATAAGAAGCTTGCAGAAAATCCAGCACGAGCAGATGAGCAACATTCAATTGAAAATCCTCGCTTGAGCATTGTCGATAGCTTTATTGCCCCAGAAGGTTATGAGCTTGATGGTTTGCCAATTAAGCCAGGCTCATGGATCATCGGTATTCGCTCTGAAGATCCTGAAGTTATAAGTAAAGTGAAAAGCGGTGATTACCGCGGGCTATCAATTGACGGCGAAGCTCTGGTTAAACATCGATCTCTTTAACGGCTTGCGTATTATTTGAGGATGTTGATATCCTTCTCATAGTTATCTTGTTTGAGAATTCTTATGCCAAAAACTAATCACGAAATCTTAGATCTTAAAGTTAATAAAGTATCTCTCGTCAAAAATCCCGCGAATGGAGAAGAGATCCTAACCGTGGAAAAAGATGTCAAGCTTTGCCCGGTTGGTCGGGCCATTCACTTCTTAGAAGACTTGCGTTCAAGACGCAAGCTCAATCCAGATCAAGCCAGGCTCATCGAGAAAATGATTGAGCGGCTTAGGAAGGTTGATAAAGATCATTGCGCATCTGGTAGTACTAGCGCCGATAGCGAATCTTCTCCATCTAAAGTTAAAGAAGCCATTGAATTGATGTTAATTGCCGGGGGTGATCAGCTTCATGAGGCCCTTGGCGATGACTTTTGGCATGGCTATGATTTGGTAAAAGACCTTGATACGTTAACGATTACTGGAGAGTCGAGTAAGCTTCTTCGGGAATCGGCGAGAATCCTGGGATCGGCTGATGATAAGGGCTGGGAATGGGATGTGGTTATCATTGAGTCGGGAGACTCCAAAAACGGCGTCTGGAATGGCAATCAGTTCATACCTCGCCATTATCCCCTAGAAGTTCTTAAGAAGAACGTCAATCTTTTCGAGGGGGCAAAGGTCTACGTTTATGAATTTAAAGATGGAGGGAAGACTCGATATGACCATCTGACTGAGCAGGCTCTGGAAGCGAATCCCCAAGGTTATGCAAAAAATCTCGTTGGATGGATCTCCCGACCGCGTATTGAAGGGTCATCGCTTGTTGGAACAGTTAGACTACTGAAAAGTGCCGATTGGTTGCGCACCAACCTCCAAGATTCTATGAAGGCCGGCCAGAATTTGTATGGCCTCTCGATTGATGCCGAAGGCTCTCAGCATCTTGGGCGGGTTGGCGGTCAGCAGCGCTTGATCGTCGATGGGTTGCGCAACATTCGGTCTGTTGATGTTGTGACATATCCCGCTGCTGGCGGGAGATTCCTGCGGCTCGTTGCGAGCCGAGACATGAGGGAGATTCACCGAATGAATGAGAATTTGCTTGAACGGCTGGCAAAATTTGAGGAGCGCCAGCTACTCAATTCTGTACTGCGCGAGTCTGGTCTTCCGACGTTAGAGCAGGCGAAGATTCGGCAGAAATTCTCTAACGCCGATCATATTGATTTCGATCATCTGGAAGAGGCTATCCTTGAAGCTCATAAGAAGTTAGCGGCAAAGGGTGATGAGTATCCATATCCCATGCCCAAGAAGAAAGGCGATGATGAAGATGAATCATACCCGATGCCGATGTCAAAGAAGATGAGGAACAAAGAAGACGATTACGAGAAATACGGCGTCCCGAAGTCGAAGGCGAAGATGGATAAAGAAGACGAAGAGGATGATGAGTGCCCATACCCCATGCCCAAGAAGAAAGGTGACGAGGGCTACACGGGCGTGAAAGAAGTCAACGGCCGTTTCGTGGCTTTTAAAGATGGGAAAATTATTGCGAACAAAGCCACCAAGGAAGAGGCTCAAAAAGCTCTTGGCGAGATGAAAGAATCATGGATTGATCGCCAGCTTGAGCGCTTTGCCAAAGACCTTGACAGCCGCATTCAACGCTTTGAGGCCAAGCAAAAGCTGCAAGAGTCGCAAAATTATCTGTTTACGGCGGTTCAGCAAAGTGGCTTACCGTATAAGGCGCAAGAGAAGCTGCTGCGGCAGTTCAAGGGCCGAATCGTTGAGGCGGCGCAGATCGACCGGGAGATCGAGGATATGCGCGAGCTAGTAGCGGCTGCCGATGATTCGGGTGACCTCCGCATTGGTGGGCAGGTTCGCGAAGTGCGGGTTACTGAGTCCGAGTGGGATAAGCTGACGACGGCCCTCGATGGCTTCTGGGCCAATCAAGATTTGAAGGGTCGTGATGGGACGCCCGTCCGCCGCATGCGCTCCCTGCAAGAGGCGTATGAGCTCATGACGCGGCGCCGCTATAATCTGCGCGATTTCATGCGCGAAAGCCTCGGCATGCCCGGCCAGCGCTATGATAGTGCTGGTCGCTATGGTGTTCAGGCCGGTACTCGGTTTACGGAAGCTTTGACCACCTCAAGCTGGGCGCAAATCCTGGGTGATAGCATTACCCGCCGCATGCTGGCTGAGTATAATATCCCCAGCCTGCAAGCCTGGCGGCAGATCGTTTCAGAGATCAGCAATATCAAAGATTTCCGGACCCAGCGCCGCATGAGAATTGGTGGCTATGGGCTGTTGCCTGTCGTTGGCCAGGGTGATAGCTATGTGCCACTGACAAGCCCCAACGATGAAGAAGCCACCTATGCGATCTCCAAGCGTGGTGGGATTGAGACGGTCACGCTGGAGATGATTGCGAATGACGATGTGGGGGCCATTCGTCGTATTCCTCTTCGCTTGGGGCGGGCTGCGGCACAGACTCTGTTCCGGGCTGTCTTTGATCTAATTATCAATAACGTTAACGTGTCTTTCACGGATGACACCGGGCCATTGTTCTCCACGGCTCATGCCAATTTGGGAACATCTGCACTCAGCCCGGATTCGCTTGAGGCGGCTATCAGCCGTATGAAGCGCCAGACCGCCTACAACAATCCCACAGAGCCACTGGGCCTTGTTCCCCGCTTTATCATGCATCCGCCCGAGCTGTGGCGAACAGTGAAGAAATTGATCATGTCCGAGCGGGGTGAGCCCTTCACGACCGATAATGATATTAACCCCTTCTTGGACCTCAAGCTGCAGCCCATCGAGATCTATTACTGGACTGATACGAATAACTGGTATTTAGCGGCGAATCCCTCCGACGTTCCGACGATTGAAGTTGGCTTCTTTGAGGGCAACGAAGATCCAGAAATCTTTGTGTCCGATCAAGAAAACATCAGCAATAGCTCGATGTTCAATGCCGACAAGATCACCTATAAGATCCGCCATATTTATGGTGTGGGTATTCTGGATTATCGCGGATTCGATGGGTCCATCGTTCCGTAAGCAAACATGACATAAGGCGGGAGCGAAGCTCCCGCCGTTTCAACACAGGACAATAGACAACAAGTAGGAGATACGGAATGTCTGCAAATTCTCTTCGCCGCGACCATATCGGCGAGGGCGAGCCTATTTTTACTGCTGCACGCGGTGCACTAGCGATGGCTTCCGCCACGCGCGTTAATGAATGGCGTCTCAAAGTGCCTGATAATTC